AAATTCCAAATTGGACAGAATGATCTGCTGAAAATTCACCTGCTGAACACCGCGGTGAAGATCGACGCGGAGCAGGAGAAAATGAAGCCGGTGAAGATCGGCAAGAACGACCACATCGACGGCTGCGCCGCTCTCCTGGACGCCATGACCGTGCGGCAGAAATGGCACGGGGAGATCGGCGGGCAGCTGAGGAATGCGGGGAAGTAGGAAGCAATTAGGAATTAGGAATTAGGAATTAGGAATTAGGAGTTAGGAATTGCAGCGTGAACGGCGGGCGCTCAGTGAGCGCCCCTACAGATAGGAAATGCTGCCGATGGGCGGCGCGCCGGGGTCGTCGCGCCCTACGGCCGGGCAATCGGAAGAAAGCCAGAGTTTGAAAGGGTGGTAAACATGCTGGATCAGGTGAAGCTGGCGCTGCGGGTCAGCACGGATTATTTTGACCCGGAGATCTCCGGGCTCATTGAAGCGGCGAAGCTGGACCTCCAGGCCGGGGGCGTGACGGAGCCGGCGGCGGGCTGGGAGACCGACCCCCTGACGGTGCGGGCCATCATCACCTACTGCAAGGCCCACTTCGGGGAGGCGGAGCAGTATGACCGTCTCAAGGCGGCCTATGACGAACAGAAGGCCCAGATGGGCATGCGGGAGGGATATACCGTATGGACCGCAGCGACGTGATCGTCCTGGTCTCCGAGACCATGGTAAAAGACTCCTACGGCATCGCCCGCAGCGTCCCCTCCCGGACCACGGTGTTCGCCCGGGTGGGCAGCGTCACCCTCCAGGAGGCCACCGACGCCGGGCAGCACCAGCTCCGGCGGGCCATGCGGTTCACGGTGCTGGCGGCGGAGTACGCCGAGCAGCCCTTTGTGATCTGGCGGGGGGAGAAGTACAGCGTGTACCGGACCTACCGGGCCACCGGCGACACCCTGGAGCTCTACGCGGAGGTGAAGGGCGGTGTCTAGGGTGGTAGGCGTGGGAGAGCTGGCGGGGGCCGTGGATCAGATTCTGGAGGAGTACGGAAATCAGGCCCTCTCCGCCATCATGAAGGCGGCGCCCAGAGCGGCCCGAAAGGCCCGGACCGCCCTGAAGGAGACCTCTCCCGTGGGCTCCCACAGCCGGCACTACAACGCCGGGTGGACCGTACAGACCCAGGGGGCCCGGTCCGGCCTGGGAATCCGGGTGGTGGTCCACAACAAAACCAAGCCGGGGCTGACCCACCTCCTGGAGCACGGGCACGTTCTCCGGAACGGCGGGAGGGCCAGCGCAAGGCCCCACATCGCCGCGGTGAACGACGCGGCACAGAAGCAGTTCATCGAGGAAGTGGAAAAGGCGCTGCGGAAGGGGTGACGAGATGACATACGCGGATATTTCGGACATGGTGGAGCGGATGGGGACGGAGATCGGAGCCCCCAGCGTCTACGGGCTGTTTCCCGAGGGAGCGGCGCCGGAGCCGCCCTATCTGGTGTTTTACTACCCCGAGGAGACGCCCTTCTACGCCGACGACCAGGTGTACGCCCGGTTCGCGGTGATCTACCTGGAGCTCTACACCGCCCAGCGGGAGCTGGACATGGAGCTGGTGCTGGAGCGGCAGCTCAGCGCCCGGCACATGGGCTGGGACAAGCAGGAGGAGTACGTGGAGGAGGAAGCCCTCTACATGGTCCGGTACGCCATGACGGCGCTGCTGACCGTGTGACGCGCTCCGGGAGAGTGGAGAGTGGCTCCCTCCGTCACCGGCTTCGCCGGTGCCACCTCCCTCCAGGAGGGAGGCTCCCTCATCCGTCACGGCTCCGCCGTGACACCTTCCCCCAGGGGAAGGTCTGAGAGGAGCGCTGCGCGCAAAATTCCAAATTGGACACGAGAGGAGACTGAAGATGCCCAGCAGAGAGAGAGAATACCGGGCCTTTGAGGTCCGGGCCCTGGAGGGGCAGGAATACCGGGTGGGTGGACACGCCTCCACCTTTGAGCGGTACCTGCTGTTCCGGGACGGCGAAAACGAGTATTACGAGCAGTTTGACCCCCACGCCTTCGACGGGGCGGACCTCAGTGACGTGGTGTACCGGGTGGATCACACCGGGCCGGTGTACGCCCGGACCTCCGCCGGGACCCTCCGGGTGTGGGTGGACGAAGTGGGCCTGGCCATGGAGGCGGATCTCAGCAGGACCGCGGCCGCCAGAGCCCACCACGAGGAAGTGGCGGCGGGGAACTATCCCCAGATGTCCCTGGCCTTCACGGTCCGGGAGGAGTCCTTCGACAGGGAGACCCGGACCCGGCACATCCTGAAGGTGGAGAAGGTCTACGACGTCAGCGCGGTATCATTCCCGGCCAACCCCGGGACCGATATATCCGTCCGTGCCTGCCTGGACGGAGTGATCCAGGCGGAGAAAGCGGAGCGACTGGAAGCGGAACGGAGAGAGAAGCAGAAAAAGATTCTGGAGCTTCGGCTCCGGACGACAACCTGAAAGGAGCAAATTTGAGATGACCCTTGAGAAAATGATTTCCATGATGAACCTCTCCCAGGTGGAGAGCCGCATGGCGGAAATCCGCGGCCTCATCGACCAGGACGGCGCCGATCTGGAGGCCCTGACCCATGAGGTGGATCTGCTGGAGGCCCGGAGAGACGAGCTCCAGGACCGGCAGGAGACCCGCAGCGCCCTCATGAGCCGGATCGCCGGCGGCGACGGCCAGAGCGTCCGCAGCTTCCCCCAGGAGGGCCAGGAGAACCGCAGCTACGGCGCGGACTCCCCCGAGTACCGCAGGGCCTTCCTGCTGGAGCTCATGAACCGGGGCGATGAGATGACCCCCGAGGAGCGGGCCGCCTACGTCCACACCACCTCCAACACCTCCGCGGTGCTGCCCACCACCATGATCCAGGGGATCTGGGACCTGGTGAGCAAGGAGCACTGCATCATGGACGATATCACCGTCTACCGCACCGGCACCATCATCGAGGTGGTCAAGCACACCGCCATCGTCCAGGGCGCCGCCGCCACCGTCAGTGAGAACGCCGCCAACGACGACGAGAAGAACACCTTCGTGAAGGTCACCCTCTCCGGCAAGGACTTCTCCAAGCACCTCGACATCTCCTACGCCCTGGACAAGATGAGCGTGGACGGCTTCCAGAGCTACCTGATCAACGAGATCGGCCGGAACATCGGCGAGGCTCTGGCCGGAGACGTCATCACCACCATCAAGTCCGGCACCGCCGCCGGGAACAAGATCGATACCGCCGAGAAGGACGTGCTGACCTACGGCGACACCGTGGCGGCCTTCGCCCTGCTGAAGCGGGTGGGCGGCGTCCGGCTCTACATGAACCGGAAGACCTTCTACACCCGGTATGTCAGCCTGGTGGACTCCACCGGCCAGCCCATCTTCCAGCCCTCCATCCGGGAGGGGGAGGCCGGCACCATCCTGGGCTGCCCCATCCGCATCGAGGAGAGCTGCACCGACGATGAGATCATCATCGGCGATCCCTCCCGGTTCGTGTACAACATGGTGCAGGACATCATGGTGGAGTCCGACCGGGACATCAAGAAGCATGTCATCACCTACTCCGGCTACTGCCGGGGAGACGGCGCCGTCATCGACGACCAGAGCTTCGCGGTGCTGACGGTGAAGACGGCGTAAGGGCTCCCATCCGATTTGATTAAAAGCCTCATCCGGCCGCAAGTCGCTTCGCTTTGTTGCGGCCACCTTCCCCTAAAGGGGAAGGTCTGAGAGGTGCGCTTTGCGCGATTATGAAAGGAGAATTATTATGCCTAATGCGGCGAACAAGGTCAAGTTCGGCCTGAAGAATGTGCACTACGCCATGATCACCTCCGTCTCGGAGCAGGGCGTGCCCACCTATTCCACTCCCGTGCCCTTCCCCGGCGCGGTGAGCCTCTCCATGGATCCCCAGGGCGAGAGCACCCCGTTCTACGCGGACAACATCGCCTACTATGTCACCGTGGGCAACGCCGGCTACCAGGGCGACCTGGAGGTGGCCATGGTCCCGGACAGCTTCCGGGTGGACGCCCTGGGCGACGTGGCGGACTCCAAGGGTGTCTTCGTGGAGGACAGCGCCGCCAACTCCCGGAACTTCGCCCTGCTGTTTGAGTTCGACGGCGACGAGCGGAAGACCCGGCACTGCCTGTTCTCCTGCTACGCCACCCGGCCCAGCGTGGAGGGCAAGACCACCGAGGCCACCAAGACCCCCAAGACGGAGACCCTGACCCTCACCGCCTCCGCGGTGTACAACGCCAGCCTCCAGAAGGACATCGTGAAGTCCCGCACCGGCCCCGACACCGACGCGGACACCTTCGCCAACTGGTACTCCGCGGTGTACATTCCCACCGCCACGGCAGGAGGCTAACTCCCCCACCCGCTTCGCGGGAGCCCCCTCTAAGAGGGGGCCTTTGGGGGCGGGGCGTTGAGAGTTAAGAGTGAAGAGTGAAGAGCGGGAACGGGAAAATCTCACGAAAGGAAAAAGACACATGACAGGCACTGTGACAATCGGCGGGCGGGACGTGGCCATGCGGGCCGACGGCTCCACCCCCTACAAGTACGCGGCGATCCACGGCACCTCCGGGGACCTGGTGAAGCTCCTCTACAGCGGCACCGAGGACGACGCGGTGTTCATCGACGTCATGACCCGGCTGGGCTACACCATGGCCGTGCAGGCCGGAGACGCGGATCCCGGCAGCCTGGGGCAGAAGGACTTCGAGGCCTGGTGCGCGGAGTTTGGCCCCGTGGACCTCATGACCGCCTGCACGGAGATCTACAACTTCTACCGCTACCAGGCGGCGCCCAGCTCCGAGGCAAAAAAAAAGAGCGGGCCGTCGACCGGGAAATGAACACGGCCCTGTACCTCCACCGGGCGCTGCAGGCGGGGCTGAGGATCTCCGATCTGGAGCGCCTGAGTGTGGGGATGGTGATCTCCATCCTCATCGAGGCGGGCAACGATGGGGCGGATTATGACTATCTGCCCACCCAGGACGATTTTGATGCGTTTTAGCGCCGACGCCGGGGGATGAAAAGCCTCATCCGCCCGCAAGTCGCTTCGCTTTGTTGCGGGCACCTTCCCCTAAAGGGGAAGGACTGAGGAGAGCGCTTCGCGCTTGAAGAGTGAAGAGTGAAGAGTGAAGAGTGAAGAGGTATGACGGGGGGAGAGAATATGATTCCGATTCTGTTCGGGGCCGGGGAGACGGCGTTTACCACAGAGGGCCACGGGCGGCTGGCGGACGGGCTGAGCTGTCTGGTGACCTGGGAGCGCAATGAGGTCTACGAGCTGGAGCTGGTCTATCCCCCCGGGGGCGTGCTGGCGGAGGAGCTGGGCATGGGACGGCAGATCCTGGCGGTGCCCTTCTACGGGGCGGATCCGGAGATCTTCGACATCTACCGGACGGACATGGACGCCATGGGGCAGCTCACCGTCAGCGCCTGGCACAAGTCCTACCGGCTCAACGGCCAGGTCTGCGGCCCCTACACCGCGGGCAACGCCCAGGCCGCCATGACCGGCATCTACGCGCCCTCGGGGGCAGAGGCGCTGACGTTTACCTTTGCCTGGGACGGCGACACCGTGCCCACGGGAACCCTGGAGGTGACGAAGCCTCTGCCCGTCCGGTCTCTGCTGGGGGGCTCCGAGGGGAGCATCCTGGACGTCTACGGCGGCACCCTCTGGTGGGAGGGCAACACCGTGACCCTCATGCAGGACCCCGGGGAGGACCGGGGCGTCCGGGTGACCTGGGGAAAGAACCTCCAGGAGCTCAGCCACCAGACGGACATCGAGAACACCTACACCCGGGTGCTTTGCTACTACTACAAGGAGGACACCGGGGCAACCTGGGGCTCCGCGGCGGTCACCGGCACCGAGGGCTGGACCGCCCCCCGCCGGCGGACCCTGGTGCTGGACGTGACGGCGGACATGGACAAGGACGCAAAGGACCGGGGCGTGGATCCCACCGTGACCCCCCAGTCTCTGACGGAGTGGGCGGAGGACTATGTGGACGCCCACCTCCATGAGCTCCGGGACGTGCAGGTGGCCACGGAGCTCCGGTTTCTGGACCTGTCCGTCACCGGGGAGATCCCCGGCGGCGGGGGCCTGGAGCAGCTCCGGCCCATGGACGTGGTGACCCTGACCCACCCCCGGCTGACGGAGCCGGTGAAGACCCGGGCCGTCCGGACGGTGTGGGACGTGTACCGGGAGCGGTACGACGAGATAACCATCGGGACGCTGCAGAAGCGGCTGGACAGCTATTTGACGAGGTGATTACCATCGGACTTTTTGAGAAAATATTTGGGCCACGGAGCGTGGCAAAGGCCGGGCGGGCCGGGGACTCCTGGCGGACGCTGACGGCCTACACGCCGGCGTTTACGAGCTGGGACGGCAAGCTCTACGAGTCGGAGCTGGTGCGGGCGGCCATCGACGCCAGGGCCCGGCACATCTCCAAGCTGTCCGTGGAGCTTCAGGGCAGCGCCCGGCCCCAGCTCACCGCCCGGCTGCGGCAGCGGCCCAACGCCTTCCAGACCTGGAGCCAGTACCTCTACCGGCTCTCCACGATCCTGGACATGCAGACCACCGCCTTTATCGTGCCGGTGCTGGACCGGGCCGGGGAGGTCTCCGGGCTGTTTCCGGTGCTGCCGGACCGCTGCGAGGTGGTGGAGAGCGGGGGTGCCCCCTGGCTCCGGTACCGGTTTTCCTCCGGGCAGGTGGGGGCCGTGGAGATGGAGCGCTGCGGGATCATGACCCGGTTCCAGTACCGGGACGACCTGTTCGGCTCCTCCAACCGGGCCCTGGACACCACCATGGAGCTGATCTCCCTGCAGGGCCAGGCGGTG